TGGGGTAGCGGTAAAGGTTCCTCTATTAACCAGCCCTAGCAAATGTTTTATGCAACGCTTTTCTTGCGGTGGTGACGGCTCTGGCTGCGTCAGATTTTCGAACAAATCTCCCAAAATAGTACCTCTTTCCGTTGGCCATTATGTGCGCCTCGTAAAGCCTTGTTCCCCTCTTATACACACCCTTCACGTTTGACTTGGTTTTGATTCTGCGTTTGGAGTTCCAACGGTTTTCGGTCTGCGTGGCCTCTCTGAGGTTGCCTATCCTGTTATCCGCGAACTTGCAGTTTATGTGGTCAACCTGCTCCGGCCAGTACCCGTAGTGGTACGCCCAGACAATCCTGTGGGCAAAGTAAGGCTTCTTAAATATAGCGATTTTGCGATAACCGCGAGGGGTTATGTGACCGGCTACCCTATTTGCGTACCTGCGGTTCCACATGACGTAAGCAGAATACTTGGCGAAAGCCTCAATGGGTCGAGGCTTCCACACAAGTCGTCCGCGCCTGTAATCAAACAGGGCTTTTAGTTGTTGCTGTGTCAGAATGGGATGTCGTCCTCTAAGGCTTGCTGCTTAGGCTCTGCCTTGGGTTTCGGCAGTTCCACCTTTAGGCTCATAAACTTCTGCCCAGACTTGCCCGTTTTAATCCACGCGGCTAGTTGGTACTCAGTCCCGTTTACGTTTAACTTGCCCTTGTACGCCGGAGCCTTCTCGTTGTCCGACTCGTTCTTAAACAACACACCGCTATTCGTATTATCGTATTCCATTTACTTCTCCTATTTGGCTGCTAAATAAAGACCCACATTGCCAAGGCTATAACCTAAGAAAGCCACGCCAAGACCCACCTTACCCTGTAATAGCAACTGCACCGCTACCACAAGGTATACAACACCGATACCGGCTATTAACCACGCCGCCACTCTGTCCACCCCGCGAAGATAATAACGCCAAGCATAAATAGTAAGAACCATGCCGCGTCCTGCGCGTAGAAGTGTGCAGCTATAAGTCCGTCTCTCATTCGTCTTCCTCCGTATTGTTCAAAAGCTGAAACTTGATTACCTCTAAAACCCCCACAACAGAGGCTAGAGGGAGTGCCTCGTCAAACTTGCCCAGAACCCCCACAATCTCCTGATACAGGGCTTCTATCATCACCTGCTGGCTCAACCCCTCATCTCCTGAGCCAAGCTCTTAAATCCCCAATCCTCTGCCATCCTCGCGCACCGCAACATCTCCTCCTCGCGCACGATTTCCGCAAACTTTTGCAACTGGGTTCTTGAGTCTTCGTGAAAATTAAACAACAACTCCCCCTCCTTGAGAAACAGTCCCGCCTCTACCGCCAGGTCGTCAATCGTCACACTCGGCCTCCACTTCTGCTAGAAACGCTTTAATCTTGTCCAACATCTCGTCTATCTCCTTTTGCTCCGGCTCAAACCGCACGATGAACAGCATCTTGCTGACCGGCAGTCTGGAGTCAAAGCTCACAAAGTCGCACCACTTCCTACCCGTACAGGCTAGTTGGAGCATCATCTGGTTCTTGTACTTGGTCGGAACCTTGCCCGCCTTCCTGTATTGCAGGTGCGTGGCCGTGTTTGGGTTCTTTATCTCTACCAGACCCTCATCCCCCACCAAGCCGTCAGGAGACGCTCCTAGCCATTGTATTGTCGGGTGTGGGACGAACCCTACTTGGTCTACGAAAACGCCCGTGTGAGCCTCGTATGCGGCTCTAGCAATGGGTTCCTGTTCCGTACCCCTAATCATGGCCGCGTTGGGCGCAAAACCCGCCTGTTGGGTCTTGGTGAGTCTTTCTGCTACGAGCTGCCAAAGGTAGTTCTTGCGGGTCTCTGTGTCCTTGCCCGCCAAGGCATCGCTAACTTTGCTCGCGGTGCAAAACCCCAGTCTCGCCTGTAACCATTCCTCTGTTCCCTGGACTATTTCTTTGTAATCGGTCATACAGCCTCCTCTTGGCTATGTGTAATTCTGCCTCTAACCTATCCGCACTCATCCGTAATCTCTGGGCTACATTGTGGCTCAAGTTATACGGGTACTGTATATACCTTGCCTTCAAAACCCTGCGACTTATATCGGGTAAAACCCTAACCGCGTTCTCTACTTCCTGCCCGTCAACCATGTCTGGTTCAAGCCGGGGTTCTTCCCCGTCGAAAACGTCCTCGGATTGAAAATTGCCTTCTGCACTCGCTGCGCGGGTACGAACCTCTGGGCCAAGAGGAGGGCCAAACACACAATAAAATGCCCAATTTTTCAGTCTGTCTTCCGAAACCATAAGTCGTATAACTCCGGTCTGTTTTCCTTAATCCAAGGTTGGGCAGATTGTATAAGTTCTTTGGCATTAAATCCACACGTTTGAGAACCGACGTGGTGGACGTAAGCCCTGCTGATGGCGTGCTGGAAGCCCTTCTTTTGGATGTCCAAGCATTGCACGTCGTCCGAGTACCAGTTCAGGGGCGGAAAGTCTACCCATGCGTCCTTGTGTATGTAACCGCAAATCGGTGCTATAACATCGGTGATGTTAATAAGGTTCTCGGTCTCGTACCTAAACCACTCCATTTTTCCCTGCCCTAGCCTAATGTTCTGCAATCCTCGGGCATAATCACTCCTAGCGGCTACCCAGCCGAGGGGGATGCTTTTGTCTCGCAGAAACGCAACGTCCTCGCCAAGTAGCTTCCAGGTGCTAGGGTTGAACACAATATCGTCGTTACAGACCACAACTTCGTCAAACTCCTCGAACGCCCGCTTGACCACGGCGTTATAGGCATCGCCAAAGTTAGTCGCGTCGTTAGGCAGGTTCACAGTCCTATGGCGCGGGAAGATAATGTCGCTACCCGCTAGGAATACCGTCACATCCTGCGGGACGTAGAAGGTCACGGAGGCGGCTAGGACAGGAAGGCACTTCCCCTCAGTTGTTGCTATCGCTATTGCTTTCATTCAGTTCCTTGTTTACGTCGTCAAGCAGGTCTTGTTCTGTAAATCCGTAGTGCTTTGGGAAGCCCTTGGTTCCGAGTCCGTGAACTCCTTCATCTCCACGATGATGGCTAGGGCAGAGGGGGATGACGAAATAATTACTCGGTCTACCCCACCCTTGTCCACTCCGAATATGGTGTAACTCAGCAGGCGTGCCCTCATAGCCCAATCTGCGGCAGACAGCGCATCCCAATTCTGCAACCGCAGACATATGCTTCTTTTCATCAGACGTTTTGTAAGTGCTTCCACGTTTGGCCATAACGGATATTCCCTAGCGTTTTTATTTTTAACTGATATTGATTCGCTATTTTTTTAAGTGGCTCTGTCCCAAACTTAACTAATTTAGCAACTTCTAACGATACCTTTGCATTTCCGTTTTGATGTCCACGTTGTGCCGTACCATGTATAAGTTTGTCAGCGTGGTTATTTTTCTTGGTGTCCCAGCGCAAGTTTTCTAATCTATTGTCAGAACGAACTCCATTGTTATGGCAAGCCTCTAAGCCAGCTCCTGGAGAGCCAACAAATGCCATTAAAACAATCCTATGCACAAGTTCAGTTTTGCGTTCTGTGGCTGTGCTTAAATTGACAATCATGTATTTATTTGTTTTGTGAAAAATTGGCTTTAATACTTTGCCGCCTTTTTCTGCAATACCAAACGAGGTGTTTACTTTTCTTTTCTTTGAACGAATGCTTCCAAGATTAGAAACCTCGTAAAAACTTTCCCAGCCCACAACATCTTTCCATTGTTCGTCCATATTAGGTTCCTTTCCTAGTTTTCAGACGGGCTATCAGAGTACCCAATTCTTCGGCAGACCATGCATCCGAGGGCTGCAACTTTAGAGAGATAGTTTTTTTCATTTTTCGTCATCCCCATTGCTCTGTCATCGCGTCAGCTATTCCTTGAAAGGTTTTGTTGCGGATACGTTCTCTTTCCTTTGGCGGGTTCTTAGCTGAGTCTGCATACCATTTAGACATTCGCTTGCCACTTGGAAATACAACAAACTCACCCTTGTCTACGATATTTGTAGGTTTTAGTAATGGCAATCCTTTAAGCCATAAGCAAGTTGCTTTTGTGGTTTTGTGTCCATATTGCCAAGGCTGGATAATTTGGTCTGGCTTACGGTAAATGTTAGACATAATTCCAATTGGATTTTCAACTGCAATCTTTGGTATAGGCGAATTGACAACTCTCAAAAAGAAATCTATGCCCTGTTGTTGTCTGCCATCTGCCCTTTTCTTTTCAAAGTGTTTTGCCCCTGATACAGCTAAGTGGGTGCATGGCGGGTGTGCAATCATCAAATCCCAACCATCGTTGATTATGTCGAACATATCACCTTGGTAATGCGGCCCCGGAACATCTGTTGCTTCTAGGTCGCAGCTCATAGCGTCATGCCCACGGGCAATAAACGCATCCCTGACAGTTCCAGTAAATTCGCAAGCTACCAATACCCTCACTTCAGCCCCCTCGTATTGTCACTAAATCTTACATCATGTTCCAAAGCCCACTTCACCACCTTCTCCGTGTACTCCGAGAAGGACGCCTGGTTTAACTCGCTCGTACTTGGCTCTAGCATCTTTATGCTTCCGTCTGGCAACTCCACCATCCGTTCAGGTAGGAACAAAGTTCTAAAGTATTCGTGGTAGACGCTAGGCTCATAAGACCTACCAGGAACTACCTGCTCGGATATATCACCTAAGACCGCCCAGTAGTACCTGTTGCTGTCCAGGCTGCGTTTAGGTGGCCGGACTTCTAGGATATGCCCGTCAGGTGCGTTATCCACCATCTCACGGGCTAGGTTCCTGTTGTGCGGGGAGAGAATCACGCGGACTTAAGCGCGGCTCTCATAACCGCAACCTTAAAGTGTGGGAAGGACTCAAACTGGCTAGGGTCTAAACCTAACTCTTTACCCTTGAGTTCTATACCCGTGGCCGTCTCGTGCCAAGGCTTCTCGTTGACTACGTTTGGCAGAGTAACCTCGTGGATGTCGTCCCAACGCTCCCCACGCAACCAGGTTGCAGGGTAGGGTATAAACGCCCCGCCTGACTTCATCCAAGACTCGGTCTTGCAAGCGGCTGTGATGGCAGTTAACAAATTTGTTAACTCTGGCCGTATATCCTTTGTCTGCGCCCACGCTTTTCTAGCGTCTGCCTTGGCTACTTTTTTTGGGTATAGCGCCCAGAACTTGTCAAAGTCTTCCATATTTTATCTGCTCCCCTCCAAGCATCCCACGCTGATTGTGTGTGGGTAGAAGTATAATAACCTTTGTCGTCCATATCTAATCGGTACTTATACCTAGTAGCCCACTTTATGAATTCTTGCTCTGTATCCATTCTTATCTCCTCTAGTATGTATAGTAGTAGATACTTGCCCTTTGGTGAGCAAGACTCAGCCATCCCTGTCATAAGATGAAAGAGTCCTTTACAAGTTTGCCCTTCGGAGCCGCACTTGACTCGCCAGCCTTATCGTTCTCAAGGGTGCTGACTTCGCCGCCCTAGTGCAGTATTTCAGGAACTTCCCCACGGTCTGCTCTTAGACCCATGCCGCCGCCCGTTACCCTGACCAGCATGGTCGCAGTCAGCACCAAAGAAAAACCCCAAGAACTTAGCGGGTGTGACCCTTGGCATGGGCAACACGATGGGTAAGATGGATTCCAACACCTCGAACCAGCGCATCACGCACACCCGCTAAATACTCGGGGTT